TGCTGCTAACTCAATATAACCAGCGTAAAAATCATAAGTTGCTAGTCCACCAGCATAGTTATAGTTTAGTAGATAAGTGTTGAGAATCGCACTACTGAATGGATCGAAACTACTTGATGATGGGCCTGTTTCTAAACCAACGGTCCTACGGAATAATTGTCTTACATTGATAAATTCGTCAGGTAATGTGTAAACGTTCTGATTTTTATGTATTTCAAATAACGTATAGGATTCAATAGTTGCATTCTGCGCACGTTGACGATACACTCGTATAGCATATCTATATGCAGCCTCATAATGCTCAGGGTCAAGTTCTACGTCAACTATGCCGTCACCCAAACGATATCTTAGGTCACGAAAAAGATTGTCTTTTAGTTCTTGTAAATTGTAAGGTGAAGCCATAAAAATTCTCCAGATAGTGTATTTATCTGGAGAAGGGCTTAATTACAAATCACCGTCTTTGCGATTCTCGCTATAATATGGGTCAAAACTTCCTCCTGGATAACGTGCTTCAAGTTTCTTCACATTCTCTGCAATGACTTCATTGGGATCCAAATGCAGGGATCTGCAAGCATTTATCCAGTACCACATAACATCACCCAATTCACGCTTCATGTGAAAAATGCTTTCCTCATTGAGGGGCTTTCCCTGAAACAGTATTTTTTTAGGTATCTCACAAAATTCGCCTGTTTCTGCTGCCATCCCAATTGCAGCAGTCATTAACAAACTAATATTAATTGTAGATTTTTGACGTAATTCATCTACCCTGCGTTGTAGATGATCATACGTGTTGCTTTCTTTACTTGTTACTGCTTCCACAAAACTTTGATACTTGTTTAAATCGATATTCATTCGTCATCTTCTCCAAATAGGTATATTGCCATCTTACGCTCTGTAGTGTCCGGATCTTTCATTGCACACCCAAAACAAATTTCCTCATCATTAGGACCATATGGTCTGCACTCTGCGATAACACCGCACATTTGACATGCTTGCGGGGTTTCTTCTTGTATAAATCCTCGTCCACTCATGTTTACTCCTTTGGTATATTGTACTCTCTTCCGTATTGCGAATAGTGTCCTATAGCGTCAGGTGATGGGTATTTTACATTACTTTCTACAGGCAGTCCAAAACGCTTACGGATGTTTCGCATGTCTGCTTGTGATCCACAACAGGCTACGCATTCATTAATAATTATTTCGGCAAATCGTTCAATAAATTGTTCTTGTGTATCCCACGTTTCATCAGAATCTTCTCTAGCAGCCTTGAGCCAACACTCTCTGATTCGTTCGTTCACGATTCAACTCCGAAATGTTGTTTAATCATTCTCGCTGCAATTTCTCTACCTGCTGCTTGATGTCCTGCTGTATCAGCAGTAAAAATCATACCGTCACTTTTATATACTGCTACATGCATACATTCACGGATAATCAACTCGGCAAAGTTTTTACACTCTGGCATATCCCAATGTCCAATACCAAAATTATCTTCCATGTATCCAGCCTCAATAGCTAGTTCTTTGATTCGTTCGTTCATTATACACTCACCTCAAATTTGAAATCATCAGGATCATCAACCAATTGGCTTTCTTTAACCTCGGTCCACTTACCGTCTATTCTAATCTCTAAACGAATCTTTGTCAACTCATCAGCAACCTTACGGTCAATCTGATCCATCATTCCCGTTTTTCTGAGGACTTCCATTTTGTGCCATTTTTTGAAATCTTCCGTTTCGCACATTTTGACGAAGGCATCTCGTTTGTTTTCCAATTGGTTACGGCTAGCTTCACTGTAACCTCTGGCCCCTGAGGCCCTATGCTTACAATGAACTGCGGAACTAGTCTTATTTCGCTTCTGCCCACCTGCCCCAGATCCTTTTGTATATGACCAGTCACAATCGTCCTTTGTTACGCTAAACAATAATTGTCGTTCACTCATTATTCAACCCCGAAATGTTCTCTTACCTGTTCTGAGGCAAAATGGTCATCTAAAGTGTCCGCAAGAAAATCTGCACATTCTCTAACAGTTTCAATTGTGCCGTCACTTTTGCCAGCAATATAACCTTGACTGAAAAATTCTTTCTCTAGTAACTCGGCGAACTTGTTTAACTGTGCCGGCAGTAATTTATCAGTATTGGGGTTGTCCCAATATTCTTCTGCCCAAATCTTGTCAGCAAGTTCTCTAATTCGTTCGTTCATTATCGTTCCTTAAACAGAGGTACACCATCGGTTAAATGCCTAATGTATTCTAAGTTAGTTGGGAAAGAGTCAAGTGTGCCTCGGTGTCGCTGAATGCTTATTTCAAATGGTTCTTGTCGTTCGAGTCCATAGAAAAACATTTCTGTAGCACCTTGTTCTATCTGTTTTGTGAAGTGTTCTTTCATCATTCAACTCCGAAGTGTTTTTGTAACGCTTCTAGATAGTCTTCTGTGCCCAGGTGCAGGTTACCGTTGTCAATCTTGCTGTAAATGCCAGCACATTCCTTGACAATCAACTCGGCGAACTTATTCATTTCTTCGTCGATGCCCATAGACTCGATTACAAAATCGTAGATGCCAGCCTCTTCCATTAGTTCTCGAATTCGTTCGTTCATTCCTCAACTCCATATTCTATATAAAGTTTCCCCAACTCTGCTCGAACTCGTTCTGCCATTGGGCGATACTTTGCAGGATGAATTGGATGATACACCCATTCCATACCTCCCCATATCTTACTACTGTCCAATAGCCTATCTAAATCTGCTAGTAGTTGGAATCTAGGATCACGCCACATTGCCTCAACTTTTTCGTTCATTAGAATGCCTTTAGAATAATCATGTTCTCGTTGAAACGACCGTTAGGTGCAGTTGCAACCGATTTGATACCCTCAAAATATTTACGTGCTGCAGGCTTGCTTCCCATAATTTCTTTTAGTTGTTCACCTGGCTTACGCAATGTTTTGATTTCACTCTTGCCTGTATCAAAGCCGAGTATTGTGTTGCCTTTGATTGTAAATGTTTGACTATACTGGTCTGCAACATAGTGATGCAATTTGCGCTTTGCAGTATCATACACCCACGCTTCACTTGCACCATGCAACTTAGTTGGGTGTACACTTACTAAATCAAGTTTTGCAGCAGGGTCTTTAAACTCTTTGAGATACTTGAGTTTAGCAACAATCTTTTCTACTGGAACAGGCTTACGCTTACGCGGAGTCTTGTTTGCTTTCTTAATGCTGATATAACTATTGAGGTCACTGATAACTTGTTCAATAGCCTTAATCATGTTTTTGACTTGTACTTTACCAAACTGGCTGTAGCCCTCAACAAGTTGTGGGTCTTTGCCTTCTTGCACCTCATACCACTCGTTAAGTTCTTTCTTCCAAACATCTAGTATGATGGGAATGTGTTGAGGGAGTATGTTATACTTTGCAAGAATGTCGATCGGTTTGCCTGGTAGGCTACCCTTCAATCCAGCTTCAATAAATTCGTCAAACAGTCCAATGATTTCACCTGTAGCCTCACGTGCCTTTTCACGCATAATCTCTTGCACATTAGGACGATTGACTTCAGGCTTTTCTTCTACTTCTACTTCCTGAGGGGTGAGGTTGCTTTTGAATACAGTTTCGGGCTTGTGTACGCAGGTGATCAGTCTAGTGATTTCATTTTGCAAACTTAGTTCTTCATGCTCAGTCAATTGAAGTCCACGCAATGTCATACGTGCAAGCCAGCCATAAGTAGTAAGAATTTCACTTTCAGGTGCTTTAGCCATAATCTTCGCATCTTGCTTACGATCATTTTGCTCCAAATATTGGATCATAAGATCCTTAGCGTCCTTACGCACATAAAATCTTGTATACCAACTAAATGCCCTAGCCAATGCACTGTTACGAAACTCTGGGTCGGGCTGAACTGCAAAAAACGGCTCGTCACCCACATACTTCGTATCACCGTCTTTTGGGTTCAGTGCTTTGATCATTGCGTGGTCAGAATTCTTAGACTTACGGGACATTATCCACTCCTGTTAGTAATGAAGTGCTATTATAGCACAGTCAGGTATTTATTGTCAACCTTTGGGAAAGTTGTCATTATAGTAACGGATCTGTGACTAAATACAATATAAACGGAATAACAAATGCCTAGATTATCACTATACCGTCCCGAAAAGACCCAAGACTACAAGTTTTTGGATAGAACTATTAACGAAATGTTCACTGTAGGTGGCACAGACCTGTATATACACAAGTATTTAGGGCCTGCGGATCAAGGACCAAGCAATGATTTTACCCAACCACAGTACAATAATTTAGACCCATTAAATATTCAGGATTTATTATTCCTAGAAAACCGTGATAGAAAATATGCTCCGGATATTTACAGAATACGTGGACATTACAATGTACAGAATCTTGACTTTGATTTAAGTCAGTTTGGTCTGTTTTTAAATAATGACATTATATTCATCACTGTACATTATAATACCATGATTGATTTGGTAGGACGTAAATTGATGGTAGGTGATGTACTAGAACTTCCGCATTTGACAGATTATCATCCTTTAAACGAAACTATTCCAATAGGATTACGTAGATATTATCAAATAACCGATGCTAACTATGCTAGCGAAGGATTCAGTCAAACTTGGTATCCGCACTTGTGGAGAATTAAGTGTGAGCCATTAGTAGATAGTCAGGAATTCAGTAATATATTAGAACAACCAATCAATAAAGAAAATTATTTAGGTGATTGGGACAAAACAAAAACATATGTGCCCGGTTACGTAGTAACATATGGTGACACAAATTGGACTCCAGTACAAGAAGTTCCTGCAGGTATACCTTGTCAAGGTGTAGCATGGTCTGTGACAAAAGATTATCCAATTGGTACAACTGTAACACTAGATGGCAAAACATATGTGACTAAACAACAAACACCTGCAGGAACTCCAGTGACAGATACAAATTATTATGAATTATATTGGGAGCGTGACGTTGCTGATAACTTAAAAGATATTATTAGCCGCTATAACAAGAACATACAAATCAATGATGCAGCTATTGCAGAAGCACAACGTATTGTACCTAAAACAGGTTACGATAGAAGTCAACTTTATATATTACCAACTGAAGCAGATCAGCCAGCAGCGCCGGTCAATTTAATTATTAGAAACGGAGATCCTGAACTTGCATTAGGATCACTTGAAATTGTACAACCGGCAGGCTTTACACCTAGCCCTATTATACGTATTAGTGCTGCAGCATTAGCCTCACTACAAGAACAAACTGGAAGTGATGATGCTATTAGAGCATTTATACAAATGAGTTTAGAATTAGCAGAGATTGCACCCGAAATGACTGACACTGGATCTGGACCAGTTGAACCTGATATTGTTCTTGCCGTAAAAGCATTTGGTCCTGTAACAGTGCCTTTTGGCACCAGTGATAACACATATGCTTTTGCAGACGCTGATCCAGAGCAGCCTGGCTTTGATACAACTCAATTAACGCCTGACATGGATTTCCGTGCAGACTGTGACCCAAGGTTTAGATTTATCGTTCGTTCAAGCCCAACTGGATTTGGATATTTGGATGGTTACTTAGTTGGAACAGGTGAGGCTCCGAACGGGGAGCCAGTCACATCAGCAATTGACTTCCCACCAAACCCAACTGTTGGCCAATACGTTTTAAGAATAGATTATTTGCCACAACAACTGTTCCGTTACGATGGTGCAATTTGGGTAAGAATAAGCGAAAATGTACGTACTGGTGTAGCCTTTGAAACTGGTGACGAATCGTTACTTGCTTCCTTCATAAATAACAGCAATGTAACAGCTACAACAAGTGGTACTGTACCACAACAACAACCTCTTTCTAGTATACTAACAATAACCCCTGATTAAGGATTTAAATGGCACAATATTTTTATGACAATCAAATAAGACGTTTTTTAGTTCAGTTCGCTAGAATTTTTAGTAACTGGTATGTTACTAAAGGCAAAGATCCTGCCGGTAATGACATTTTAATTAGAGTTCCTATCCAATACGGAGATCAAAGCAGACAAGCATCTACTGTAATTGCAAATAATAGTCCTAGTAGTTTACCTAGTGCGCCTATAATTACATATTACATATCAGGATTAGAATATGATCAAACAAGAACTCAAAGTCCTTATTTTGTAGACAAAACAAGTGTACGTAGAAGAACATTTAATGAGGAAACACAATCATTTGAACAGACACAAGGTGATGCGTTTAGTGTAGAAAGACTTATGCCTGTTCCATATACACTACGTATTACGGTAGATTTTTGGACAACAAATTATAATCAAAAGTTAGAACTACTAGAACAGTTAGGTGTATTGTTTAACCCTAGTATGGAAATACAAAGCACAGACAACTTTATTGATTGGACAAGTTTAAGTGTAGTATATCAAGATAGACTTACGTTTAGTAGTAGAACTATTCCTGTTGGTTCAGGGAATCCTATTGACATAATGACTTGGACTTTTTATATGCCCATATGGATAAGTTCAAGTGCAAAAGTTAAAAAGCTTGGTGTCATATACAAAATTATCGCAAGTATATTCCAAGGAAATGCAATTACTGATATGCAAGATGATGATTTATTGTTAGGCACTAGACAGAAAATTACACCATACGGCTACAAGTTGCTATTATTAGGTAACAGTTTACAGATACTTCCAGACGGTACGCCATTCTATCCTAATAATGAGAGTATGGATTTACCAACAAATCCAAATACAAACATTTATTGGAAGGCATTCTTAAACGTATATGGAACCGTGCGTCCTGGTATAAGTCA